GCTCCAAACGTGAGCACAGCGACCACAAGACCGCCGATCTCGTCAAAATCAACAGCATCATCCGACGTAGCAAAGCTGACAGCAGCCCAGAGCACGGCTGCTGCCTGGATCACGCCACCTACGGCACCAACAATCGCCTTAGTCGGCTTGGTAAGTACGACGTCCATTCGATTAACCGGACCTGACATTTTCATTACCTCCTATTTGTTGAGCTGAGAACGTAATGCGTCCAACAGCTCTTGACCGACCATAGGGCCAAGCTTATTACTCAGTGCTTCTGCCAAAACAAACACATCGATACCGCTGGTTTCGTTCTCGTCATCCTCCTGGATAGCTGCAAGGATGGCCGCATCATTATCTGAGAGACCCCCTAGCGTCGCCTTAATGGCGTCAATTGCGAGGATACGACTCTGATAAGACCCGGCCGCGTGGGCAGTGAGAGCACCGGATGTGTCCCCATTAGCCGGAATGTATTGCGCCATCCCCGAAAGGACATCACCAACTGTGAGTCCGTTATAAACCTTGCCATCCGCCATCTTGGTAGGCGGAAGTACGGTATTCATGTCCATATCAGCATCCTCTTTCCTGTCAACACCAGGCCAGTAATCCGCCACAATGGATAGATCATAATGACCACCGGCTAATGGCGGGTTTGCGTATTGTTTAGCGATTGCACCCGGCGGAATTGTCTTTTTGTTGTCGTATCGAGCAACCCACCACAACGGGTGCCGTACGTCGGCATTATCAAATAGGTTCTTAAGCGGACCCCAATCATTCAATTGATTACAATAAATGGCTGGCTCTACTCCTGCCTGCCGACGCATGAGAACCCAATCCACAATGGAACCGTTAATGGGCCAGACAGTAGGAATTCCTTCCTCTACGTCTAGGACGTGTCCATCGTTTGTGTGGGTTCTACGTGCAATTTCCACCTTTGTTGCTTTAGGAAACCGCGCCCAGTCAGCAGGAGTCCATTTGAAACTAGTTCCATCGATATAACCAGCAACCATCTTAGCTGTCTTAGGAATATCTACAGCATCGGTGGAATCATACATAGTTCTTGACACTAGATATCAACTCCTGTGTCTCCGGGATCGTCGCCACAGTCTCTAATCCATAATTCTGTCACATATCCTCCGTTGTCCGCAAAGACTGTAACAGCTCCGGTGCCGCTGACTCGTCTATGACACAGGAGCAAGGAAAGTGTCTGATCACCAATAGGGACGTAGAATGTTGTCCTAGAAGCATCGTTAGCACCTTCGGTATCATCCGATTTCCTAAACTCAGAACCGATCATTAGAGTGCTAGCAACTGTAGGTGTTGACCCGTCAGTGGTGTATGTGACGTGCATACCCCAAATGTCAGTATTAACCGAACTATCAGCTCTCCCTTTCCAACCTATTTCATATAGCCGGTGATTCTTAATAGGTACATCGTCAAGTCGCAAGGAACTATTAACCGTCGTGCCTGAGCTGGCAGTACTGTTAGTTATCCGGCGGCCTCGCGCTAATACTTTTCCGGGAAGTGTTTCTGTATTCAATTTAGTAGATGTGGGGCGCTCTCCTGACGAAAATGGTGTGGTCATGATCCTACCCCAATCCTTAAATAAAACGCATCAGCAACATGAACGCTATCGCCTGTCGTGTGTGTCCTAACGACACCGTTCACTGATCTGACGACTGTTAGGGTTTGAGTTGGGCCAGTACCAGTGACGTTTGTGACCGTCATTTTTTCACCATTAATAAATATATTAAACTGCCCAAATGCGATAGTCCATGGTGTACCGCCATTTGAGATGATGATATCAATACCAGTTTCTGTGGTATCGAGATCCTCATTAATGGTGGTGAAATCATCATCCAAGAATTGATCGGATGAATCTAATTTAAAAGTGTCATAAGGTGATGCCGGGGACAAATTGAATGTAATTAGGTGCTCGTATTGGCCTAGTAAATTCTCAACATATCCGCGTGTAAGTTGCCTTACGGAATCATAAATTAATGTGTTTTGTAGGCTATTAATTGCCAACATGTCGTCGATATTGACATCTAACAAATCAGACGCTATTTGGTTGGTGATGTTTTTAGCACCCAAATGTACGGTTAATTCTGGGTACCTAGGTTCATTGATCGTTCCTAAGTGGACTCTCCACTCAGCCACCGGCGGGTAGTTGACATCTCTGTCAGCATTCACGTCTACTTGAGCGTCATACCGTCCGATAGCGCCCGCTACGGTGCCAGGGTCGTTGACGTTCATAGCGCCTGTTAGACGCTCGTACCTGAATTCTGTAGCCCCATATATTGACTTAGCCGTAACGTCGTTAACCGGTTCTAGATCATCGTCTACAGGTTCGAATTCTGGGAAAATATGTTCGGCGGAATAGTCCAAAGTTACCGTAGGAGTTTGGTCGTATATTCTCGTCACATTTCTAATAGAGACAGCAGGTAAGCTTCGACACTCCCAAAACGTACTGCTTTTAACGTCAGCACATTCTAGTAATAGTTGACCAACCAGATTAGGAGTTTGTGGCCCCATTAAAGCCATGCCCTCGAATTCAAAAGTTTGCCCTACATAACTGTATTGAATTCCCTCCTCTGAGCAAATTCGAATAAACCTATTAAGGAAATCTTCGCCAAGCCGTGCACTTTGGACACTGAATGATCCATAACCAAAAAACGCCTCAAACCAGTCACTATGTGTGAATGAACTTCCTAAACTATTACTGACAAATGCGTGTGAATATCTAGAACCAGCGGAGGTGTCTACCCCTGTCAAGAATGAGACCTCCCGCAATGGCGTGCAAGCTTGAGCCATTGTTCCGCCTACCCCGATATTATCGAAATAAACGAAGTAGTCTAGACTGCCACCATTTGCGCGAATATCCATGGTGCACGCGTGCCAGACATTGTCATAACCTAAACCCATATCTGCGAGCGTGAAATTACTGTCCAAAACACCGGTAGCTAAATTGTAAATTTCAACTAACCCTGTTGTGTATGTGCGTACCTCAATTCCTGTAGTCCCTGCCATTCGAAAGAATTGTCGTGCACTGGCCTGAGCTGAAATACACTGTCCCCATGAGAATGTGTATCCTGTACTGTTTGTAGATGCCCTAGGAACGGCGAATACCAGCATCCCGCTGGCAGTAATTTCCGGAGCTGCCTTAATGCTCGCAGGAACGTTGTCGGTCTTCCCCCACTCAATTGTGCCGCTTGTACCACCGGTACGAGCAAAGCGAACGCTCGGACCTCCCTTGAGATTCTTACCTAAGGTAGTGTCAAGTGGATCGTCTTCTAACGGCCAATATTGCGTGACATTAGGTAACCTCTCAATAAATCGTTGTGGGGCACTATTCAGGGATTTTTTGTATCGCAAAATCCTACGAAGAGGGCCACCACACTCAACATCAACTGTACGTAGTTTGTGATTGAGCGAAGATTTCGGCTTAAACGATGCACCTTCTACTGTAGCCCTAGGCTTCCTAAATTCAAGATCATCATACTGAAAAAGAATTGGTTTGGTATCCGTATTTCCTAAAGCGACCGTAGACCTAATTCCCACAAACCCAGCACCGCGCGGAGTGCTCCTGATGGTCCCAATCTGCCAAGCTAGGGGCTCATTGCTCGCAGCAGGCCATGCTTTGGCCATCATATGGCCTTGCTCCATATTCATCCTGATTCGCCAAGACTGCCCCGTGTATGTGTACGGCAAAGTCACAGCGCCAGTAGCAAATGTGGATTCATCCGACAGAAGCCATATCTGCACTGTCTCATCAGGATTTATCACCAATGCCGCAATGTAAAAATCGGTCACACTAGTGCCCCGGAAAATGATTCCAGTAGATGCATGAGCACCTGTCAGGTTTGCATCACTAAGAGTGACAGTAACTGACACGTCAATATCTTTGACAAGGATATCGCTGATGTAATTGAAACATTTCTCATCGGCGGCATTGACGGAGTGAATACCTACTCCGCCACTAACGGAACTACTCGTATTAGCTGTGCCGGAAAATGACCAGTTACCGTTCTGAGGTGAGGTCCCCCAACCTGCACCAACTGTCCTATCGAAACTATCCTTACCTATTTCCAATCCTAGCCTAGTTGGCACATTGTTTAGCAGTTTTCCAAACCACGGACTCTTGGCATTCCTAGGACTGTATTTTCCATTACCGTGTTCCGGTCCATCATCTAGTGTGAAATTAACTACAGCAGGAACATTCTCACCTTGCTCGTTTTCTCTCCCTCGTTTAATTTTAATACCACTTGCAGCGCGAATATCGGATATGACATTTTGCCAGCGATTTTCGATAAAGAATTCCACGTACGGCCTACGCGGGAAGCTCAAATCTAAAGGCATTTGAACCCCTTACACGATTTTAATTTGCTTCGTTCGCACCCAATAATTGATCAACTTCTGCAATTCGCCACCATCACCAGTAACATAAAGCCCGTTACCACCACCGCCTTTAGAGCCGACAGGCATAACCTTCTCACCGACCTGGACCCGCCTAATTACTTCTTGTCCGATAATTCCGCCAGTGACAAGGTTACCCGCGTGGTGGCTACGAATAGGTTCGAAACCCTTGCCTCCGGAGAGGTGCGGATTATTAGCTAAACCAATTAGCGTACGAAGATTGGCAATTGTTGTACTAATACCGCTGGCAATCCCTCGGATTAGACCCATGACGATGTCATAAGCCTTACGGAAAGGCCACGTGATAATTCCGACGACAACGCCAATTGCCCGTCCGATCATTCCGGGAAGTCGCTTAAAGAAATTCACTACTGCCCAGAATGCGGTGACAATTCCTCGAACAACCTTTGCGCCTTGACGCCATAGCCAATTCCATGCACCAACAATAGCGTGAACTACTGTCGAAATTACGTTCTTGATCATATTCCAAGCTTTGATAATAAAATTCCGGAAACCAGCGTTAGTTTCCCACAAGGTAATTACAGCCGCAACCAGCACGGCAATGAGGGTCACAACCAAGACAATCGGGTTAGCATTTAATGCGGCATTCAATGCCCAGATCGCCGCCGTAATCGCGACAAAGGCGATGACGATTTCTTGGTGCTGGCTAGCCCATTCGACGAAATCCATTAACAATGTCAGGACCTTATTCAATACCGGCATAAGCGCGGTACCTAATTGTTCTTGGAAATTAGCCCAACGGACTTTCATTTTATCCGCGCCAGTGGCGGTAGCTTCTGCGGTTCCGCCTACCTGTTTCTCAACCTCACGGAGCAAGAGTTTCTGTGCTCCCAAAACATTGCCACTCTCAACCATCTTTTTGATTTGGTCTTGTTGACCCTTGGTGAGCGTGACACCAGCGCGGGATAGGGCGTTCATGCCCTTGATAGGATCGTTGAGAGCCTTACCCAGCATCTTGGCTGCTGAGTTAGCATCGCCGAATCCCTTAGCTGACAAGTCTTGTGCCGCCGCTACAGCTCGGTTGAAAATGTCGTTATTCTTACCAACTTCGTTGCGCACCTTGCCGAACGTGAGCAACAGATTGGCGGATGACTGGATAGCTTCGTCGTCCACACCAATTTTATTGGAGATGGATTCTGATAACTCACCGATAGCTTTAGCACTTGTCCAACTCTCAGCGCCCATCGTCTTAATACCCTGCGCAGTGGAGTTAGAAACTTTTTCGGCTTCTTGTGCCTCCTCATGCATATTCTTGAGAAGACCGACGATGCCAGCGGCCGCGATACCCGATGCTGCTGCCTTGAATCCACTAGAAATTGCGCTACCGGATTTCTTACTTTTCTTACCAACATCATCAACAGAATTTGAGACCTTTTTGGACTCATTAATTAGTTGGTCGCCAACACCCTTATACTCAAGGGTAACCACATTAGTCATTTTAATGTGGCTCCAATCCGACTCGATTTAGGAGAGCTTCCAAATTATCGTCTCCTGTTTTGGTTACTTCTCCCTGGATAGACTCATAAGCTGGATAAATGTACCGTCCATTTTGGTACACCTCACGATAGGTGGAGAGTCCCGGACCCGATAACCCGCCATATTCCAGATAGGTGTAATACTCGACTCCCTCTCCACCTTCTGCAATAGCTCCAAACGATGTAGTGACCTCGCGAAGAGACGCGGCTGCACGACCAGTAGCCACGGGCACTTCCGGTCGTGCTGCCTTTATCGTCTCCTCTGCAAGGGATTTCCCCGACTCTTTCACTACCTCATTAGGTACACGGGCGATGAACAAACGCATTTTGCCCGTGAATTCATCTGTGCCGCGTACGTAAATCGGCATTTAATTGCCCTTCTTTTCCGCCAACTCTCTTTGTTGCTCACGTCTAGCAAAGTAGATTGACCAGGCTGCAAATTCCCATTCATCCATTTTGCGGATTTCGCGGACTGTCTTATGTAGAGCTTCCGCTAATGAGAATTCAAATGCAAAAACAGGGTCATCCTCGAACAACCAATAAATATCTTTGCTAATCGCTTTTTTGCGCATCTTCGTCGTTGTCGTCCATACCCGACAACCTGCCAATTGCACGTGTGATTTTTTTCCATTCCTTTGTGGAAATGGTGGCTGATAGTTCCCTAGCTTCCTTAATATCCAGTTTGGGTTCCACCAAGCCAAAGTGCATCATAATACACTCAACATCTTGACCAGTGGTGTTTTCCTTATCAGCACGGGTTTTCTGGATTTCCTCACGTGTCAGCGCTCTAATTCGGACAGTGCCTCGATCCAGCTCTACATCTTCCTCGGGAAGAATGCCCTTAAACAGTGTTTCCTTATCCATTGCCATTTCTATTCCTCCTAGTCAAAGATTTACTGATTCGTCTCGTCAAGCGTGCCAGTCATTTGTAGCTCAGCAGTCCATGCGACTTGCTCGGCTACAGGAGACGAAGTATTGAACGACTTAATGATGACGCTTACCGATGATTGAGCCTTACCTGCCCCGGTCCCTTCGGGACGGTACTTGAAATTGACGGGGGCTCCTGCTGCCTTGAGAGGCTTAATGATGGCACGGGGACCCGCTACCGTGTCGTCATAGACACCGCCGATCGTGAACGTACCGTCGCCAAGCCCAGCGATATACGCCTTACGTGCCGCGCCATAGCACGTAACCTCGTTGGTGTCCGTCTCATCGGTCATAGCCGTTGTGTTTGTGTAGGGAGAGATATCCGAACTATTGAGGAGTACGACTGTGTCTTTACCGTGCCGAAATGCCATTGTTCAACTCCCTTATGCGCTGCAACCGATAACGACAATTTGGTAATTCACAACAGAACCTGCACCACTGTTTGCGATCTTGAGGAGATCAGTAGCACCCGCTGCGCAAACATAACCCGTAGCGTCGGCATCGCCTGCTGCTGCTAGGAATTGTGCTCCTGGCCTAAGCGTGACCGTGCCAGTGGTACCAAGAAGTGCAGCCCATTGTGTGGCAGCAGCGGCACCAACGATGACGTTATTTGTGTTGGCAGGCAGAGTAAGTGAGGCTGCCTTGATCCATAGCATTTTGATTCTGGCCGGACTAAACACTGCTCCGAAATCGTCGACTAAGGATCCGACTAAATCAAGGTCCTCTGTGGCGGAAGCCGCAAGCTGACGTTCATCATAAAACAGTCGGTCGGCTTGTCCTGCTGCTGTGCCCGACGCAAGCTTAATTCTCTGTGACACGTCTAGGGGAGACGATGGAGTATTACCAAGATCTTTAGTAGCTGTAAGCGTCGCAAGTAGACGCAAACTAAAATCAGTGATGAGTGGCATGATCAGCTTCCTTGTCCAGAAACTCTAGTACTAAATTTACAGGCAAGATATTTTGTCCGTCCAATCGGGATCACATCAAATCCAGAACTTTTAACTACAATGAAGTCGAATGTGTTGTACTTACCTGATTCTAATACTTCCTTAATGCTGCGATCTCCGTGACCATCAGCATATCTAGTTATCTCTTTACGCCTGCGCCTATCGTCCACATCGGACACTAAAATTAAAACGGTAAGGTCCAAAGTGTCCATGCCGTGCTGGTACGTTCCCATGTAATCGATAGTTGTTGGGAGACTGAGCATGGCAGCAGGACAGTTGATGTCGTCAGCTTCGTAAGCTAAGACCCGTAGATCCGTGATAGTTTCCAAACGAGATGCAATATCTTCTAGGACGTCATCAATTATCATGGCGTTCTAGCCAATCGTCGATACCTAGTATCTACTAATCTCATCGCATCCGGATCTAGGTCATTCTCTACCATCGTCTCACTAGAGCCACTTCCAGCACTATTGGAGCCTTGCACCCCTAGAGGGCTTTGTCGTCGCTTAAAAATTCGGTGAGACTGCAAGAGTGTGGCTTGCTGAATAGCTACTGGAACCGTAGTCCAGCCCCACCTAGCGGTAATTTTGACGTTGTCCACAAACGACGTACTCGGCTGCACGGCCGATGTGTTATTAATTGCGATTTGAGTATAAGGAAGTGCTCGACTAACTGCGTCCCTTGGGCGGAGAACAAAATCCGTGCAAGTTGTTTCATAGGTGTCGTCATTATCCATATCAAATTCAACGACCAAACCTATTTCAGTCATCAAATCGTCAATTTCAACAACGTACTTTGCTTGCTGGGCATCCCAACGAGCAGTGTAGAAATGTGGCTCCGGGGCAGCACAAAGCCCGAATTGTCTGCGAAATCCAAGACCATTCTTACGACAACTAGCGTATTTGTCGATAGACCGGGAACCCGAAGTTATTGCCCTGTCAATATGAATGTTATCTAGATCGTCTGAAATTCTTGCGAAAGCTTTAAATTCATCCTGAGTAATGTAGTCAGGTTCCCAACTCATGGATTCCTCCTCTCAACATCCTAACTTATGGATCATACGTTTGAATGCTTGACTAACTCCAACTTGTTCGGGAGTCTTATTAGGAATTTGATCATTGCGAGTATCTAGCGGTATTAAGAATTCACAAAAGGTTCCGTTGTTAACGCGAATACCATCTTCAACTTTCCAATTGGTATACCAAATACAAATGACGGCTACTGCAATGACAGAAAGCATTAACATTCCGAGACTGTAACCAATCCATTTTAGTCTGGATTTCGGAATCTGGATTACCTCTGTGGACTCATCCCCGACCATTCTTTCTACCGTCCTATTTGGATGATGAATAAGGCGACTGCGTACCCGACTCCGAAGAGGCTTGCTCCGACGATTGCGAACCGGTAGATATCAATTGCATTAAGGGTTTGATGTTGAGCACCCCTACTAACCCAATCATTGCTCCGTAGATTCCTAATAAGGCCAAACTTACGTTTCCCGTCAATTGCTGAAATGCAATTCCTCCTAAGCCTCCAAAGAAAAGAATCTGATCTCGAACTATTTTCCATACTCGATCGTATTTGGTTCGCGTCACCCAACCTGCCCACCTGTCTCGATTAGACGGACAAAAGCCGGTGCACCGAGGTACTGTGCACCGACTCTGTCCATTGAGGATTAGCGAATTGCCGTTTCCGCGTCCTCGGGATATCGCCACCCATCAAATGGGCAATAGAGTCCGTTACCACTTGGATTTGATTGCAAGGGCTCTCCATCATTTGGACACGCTCTCGGAGGCTGCGCATCTAATGTGGATTTAACGGCATTTCGCTCTCGCATGATTCCTAATAAGTGATACCAGCTCATTTGGGCAGTCCTAAACAGACTCGGTTTGCTGAATGGATGCCACATTGCTGTGAGGAATGAAATACGTAGTTTTGGTCCCACTAACGATCTTTGTGGCGTAAACTCCGAATTCCGTCACATCAATTTCGTCAACTTCTACATTAGACAGTGTTCCGTTAATCAAAATTACATTAACGGTATTCCCTGTCTCAGAGAATCTGACTTCATTTAAATTAGTACTCATGAATTTGATTCCTTAAGCGTTCGGCTGTGCCAGGAGTGCCGGGTTTCGCTGAATCTTAAGCCCGGTAGGAACGTAAATAACTCCACCAAGAATTGTCCCGCCAACGCCCGGATCGGCGATATCAACCGACAACCACTGGAACCCGTCCGAAAGGGAATCAGCCTCTACCTCGAAAACAACAATTGCCTGGTTTGCAGCAGGGACCAAAGCGTTTGTCAGAGCTAGGTTTGCCGACGCTGCCTGAGTACGCTCCACCCAAGCTTCTGTACCGGCAAGAGGAGCGGCACTCTTGGCGTACCAATCAGTGATCTTTGCGAGATCCTGAGAGGTGCCACCGGTATTTGCATTGTGTTCCCGAAGAGTCACGGTAACCGTGTCGGTGCCCGCACTAGCCGCATTCTTGAGGAGCACGACAGCGAGCGTCTGATAGTTTCGCATGTGAACACGCTTGCCAGTATTCGCACCTGCGGCGAGGTCTGCCACAAGGTTAATACCCATGCAAACGTCGAAATCTTTTCCAAGACCACGCATGGTTGTTCATCCCTCCTAATTAGACCGTAGCCGGGGCAGACGAACGAATTTCGTCATCCGCACGGAGTCGGGAAATCAGTGCTTTCTTATTGCCCTGAGTGGACATTGGCTCACCATCGAAATTCGGGTCAGCTGCATCATCTTCATTTCGCTTGGTGATTTCGTCACGAAGCTCATCATTACTCATGTCGCCGTAATTGTCGACAGGCTCGCCGTCCTCTTCGGACTCTTCCGAATCATCATCGGCGTCCTCATCCTCGTAATCCGGGACCACAAGCTCAACAAGCTCCTGAGACGCCATAGCATCGTCAAGAGCGTCACGAGCATCAGCTTCCTCCCGGTACCCCTTTTGCAGGCACACAATTGGGGTGGGACCACTAAGGACCATCACCCGATAATCACCTGCGTTGCCCTGTTTGACATCGACGTTAGTTCCGGTGAGCATGTTGTAATACCCGCCATCGGCGGTCTTAATCCACATAGGAGTGTCCTTATCAATTAGTCGGCAAGACCGACGAACGGGGAAAGGGTGTTAGCGGAACCATTCTGAGGAGTGATCGCACTGTTCAACCACGGACGGCCATCGAGACGCTCGATAACGCGGAATGCCGTCACATCCTGGTTGAAACGGAAATCCTCGGACTGTCGAGCACTCATAGCCTGTCGGTCACCGATGAGGTAGTAACCGAAATCAACAAAGTTGATGTCACCAGGAGTACCCATTGCCCGTGCCTTTTCCGACACGATAAGCGGACGACCAAGCATCGTCATGGGAGGGTTACTAGCGCCACTCGGGAAGTTGCCACCACCGATCCAGACAGCCGCATTCCCGGACCCCACAGTCATCGTGAGAAGCTGAGGAAGCACGTCAGGAGAAACAACCCACACAGCCCGGTCAAGACTCTGAGGAAGCATCCGAGAGTACATGTTGACAACGTCGGCCCACACAACCGTGTCCGTGCTGGAACCGGCGCGATCCACGAAAATAGTTGCAGGAGCATTAAGGAATCCAAGGGGCTCGCCAACACCGCCACCAAGGAAGAAAGCAACGTCCTCGAACCAAGCAAGAGCCTCCGGGAAAATCTGCCCGATAAAAGCCTCAAGCGAAGGCTGCGAATCCCGAATAAGTTCATTCGGAACCTCAGTATAGAGAACGAGTTTCTGAGCCTTAAGTTCCACACGACCAAACTTAGGCTTGGATTCCGTGAGGGTGGCACCCTCTTCGGTCCAGTAACCAACAACACCACCGAAGACCGAAGTAGCATTAGAAGTCGCGTCAACCGTCGGGAACGGCACCGTGAGGGAATCCATGGGAATAACCCGCGCACGGCTACGAACTACAGCCTTTTCGAGAGCAATTCGGAGAAGGTCGGCACGGAGAACTTCTGGAATGAGAAAGCCACCGTCAGACGGCTTGACACTGGACATCGCATTTTGCAGCGTGCCAAGCTTCTCAGAGAGAGCGCTATCCTTGTGCGCATGCTCCGAGATAGCGTGCATAAACTCAGCAGGAGTATTGAACAGTTTGTCATGCGCGGCACCAAGAGCAGCCTTGTTATAAACAGTGTTCGGCGCAATCGAATTACGAGCATTGGGGTTGTCCAGATTGAGACGACGGGCAATATCGTTCGTCTCGCCACTGGCCATTTCGCGGAGAAGCTCAATGTTGAACTTTTCCGTCTGCTGCGTGACCTGAGCAAGAATGCTCGGATCGGCTGTAAGACGTGCCTGGATAGAATCATTCATCCAAGCGGTAAGCTTCTCTGGATCGCTGAGAAGGTCTTTCATCGCAGCTTTGTCCGTGAGCATCTCACGAATTTCTTCCGCATTCTTTGCCGGGGCAATCGTCGTTACCATTTACTTACTCCCAATCGATGCGAGGATTTCATTTACAAACTCAGTCCAACTGTCCACAGGATTTGGGGCACGCTTACGCCCGGCATGTTTGAATCCTCGGTTATTCAAACTGTGAACCTTATGCATTTTATTTTCGGGGGATTCCTCTTCCTCTGTGGACGATTCCTCCTCGGTACCCTCTTCCTCCTCCTCGGGGTCATCAGGATCGGGTTCATCTTCCGACGGGGGCTCATCCTCGGAAGCTGGCTTGCTGTACACCTCATCAGCTAAACCAAGATCTACAGCCTCATTAGCAAACAGCCACGTTTCCTTAAGCATCAATGCCCTAAGGTCGGCAGGATCACCTCCGGTCTTAGCCGAATAAATTGATGCGATGTTATCCGACTGCTTATCCAGGAATTCGGCATACGCCCTAAGCTCAGCGGCATTTCCGATTTCAATTCCCATAGCGTCGTGGATCATCATCTGTGATCCAACCATCATGGTGATTTTATCACCGGCCATAGCGACCACACTTGCAGCGCTAGCCGCCAATGCGTCCACATAGACATTGATGGTAGCCGAGTGGGAAACCAACGCGTTGTAAATTGCGATAGCTTCGAATACAGCGCCACCCGGAGAATTGATTCGAACGTTAATGGTCTTGGTTGAAATCTCGTTAAGCTGAGCAATCATGCCCTCAGCCGAAACACCGCCAAACCACTCCGCCATCCATTGCGGCATGATCTCATCGTAAATGTAGACATCGGTCTCATCCGAATCAGCTACATTTTTGATAGAAAACCAATCGACTTTAACCGACTGAATTTCCTGTGCGAGCTTTGGATTCTGATTCCGGATTTTATCTAAAATTTTCCGATGCTCTTTCTGTAGAGCAGACACACCCTTAGTATGCTTCATTTTCCCTCCCTCCTATTCTGCCGATTTCTTTTGGTCTTCGTCCAATTGAGCATTAGCGTCTCCGCTAGTGGGAATTCCAACCCATGGAATCACAGGTAATCCGACCGACTCTAGAACTCCGTCAGGGTCCCACCCTGCAAGAGCACCCGCACGGGCAGCAGCCCACTGGGAATTACGCTGCCTATCTTCTGCCTCATGGTTGATAGGTGTGGGATCGTCGTAATCAAGTGCGAGAGTTTTTCCGTTGGCAAATCGTGGCAGTAGGAAATTATTCACCACGTCACGCCAACGGTTCAATCGCGGAATTGTTTGATTCTCTGCCATGATTTCTTTAGCAGCATCAGAGTTAGCGCGGTTCACATCGTCAACAGTCCCAAGCATAGGCTTGGGGAATGCAAATGCCTCACGAACTAATTCGCGAGGTAACTGCCTAAGCTCAACAAATTGCATATCCGACATGCTGAACTTAGTATCTTTCCAATGCGCATTTTCCAACACCGCAACCTGATGAGCGTTTGCGATTCCCCGGTGCTGTTCATGCCACCTATTCACGAATGCATCAAACTCATCATCACCCATTTGGTAATCAACTTCAATAACACCGCCCGGTTGTGCACCGTTGATAAAGAAATTTTTATTCCACTCTGCGGAATAACGCGCGGCATCGATATCATTAAGTACACTCTGGACTGGACCCATACCCCGGTACGGATCTTCCGGGTTAGGGTATTTGATTTGGATTACCTGATCTTTCCTAAGTGGAACCTCCTCGCCGTCGGGTCCTGTGTATATCCATCCTGTTAGATATTTTCTAGGATGCTTTACGGGCTGCATCCTATCAGGACGGACCGGCCACATTTCGAAAATTACTCCGCCTACGTCAAGCAATACAAAGATGGTTTCTCCAACCAAATCCAAATGTTGCTCGCACGTCTCGCGGAACATCCGTCCTGTGTAGAATTCATTCGGCAAATCCCACACAGTCATAAAACCATGGTTAAGAATTTCCTTGCGCTTTTTCTTATCCCGCAATGAGGTTCTTTGGTACAGGTGCCATTCCGTTGTGGCGAAAGCTTCGCAAATTTGATGCACGATAGCGAATAAGGTACCTACTCCCCCGTAAGCCTTATAAGCCCTTTCGCCTACTACCTCAGATTCCGAACGTGAGAATAAGCCCATTCCCGTACGGTTTGAACCACTGTAGGGAACCGGCGCATCGTTTCGAATTTTTCGCTTTGTTATTCCTCGGGAGAGTCGGCTAATAAGGTCATCCATTGCAGCATCCCCTAACGCATCCTGCCATCAGTCTGGTTTGGACGCTGCATCGGGGTCGCCATGAGCCATGAAAGGACGAAACACGAAACGCCCGCAATGACCAAACCAAGCGTCATGCTGACAGTCCAACCGGCAAAAGTCAACAATCCAAATCCACTGAGCTGCAATAAAAGCCTCATAGTTGCTTGCACCCAATTGAGAGCTTGGCTAGTTACCTTGGATCGCTCGCTACGCTTGGATAAAGCCTTACCAATCTTCCAAGCAAAGAATTGCGTAACACTAGGGTTGCTTTCAAATGTAGTCATTGGCTTACCTTTCTTAGAAGCTTATCTGTCGTGCGCGTGCCTTACCCTTTAAGTCAAATCTTGCAATGAGGTACCTATCGGTGTCCATGCCGTGATCGTCTCGCTTAACGGGCTCATCTTGAATTCGACCGTCAGGAGAGACTTTCCAGACGTAAGCACTCATTTCCTCTAACGAGGACGTAGGAAGTAGTTTATCCTTTAAAGACTGGTCTAATTCAACCAATGTGTCTGACATGTAATAGAAACGTTCACCCTTAATTCGTTCCTTTACTGCGTTGATTCCCTCATACACATTCTTAACTGCATTCTGAGTGCCCAGCCCTGTAGCTTTTTCAAAAGTACGCCTACCCTCGGCATCCCAATCACAAATGATCGCTGTAGGTCTAGGCTCAATCCATTTACGCTCTCGTACACTACGGTTAGTCCTATTAAGATGGTCATACCACCTACGCGTATACCACGGAGCCACAATGTCTAATATGGTCTGTGCATGCTCATCAACAGTCCTTTGTGTCATATAGATTTCTCGGTACACGTATAGTGTTCCGTCAGGATCTTCCGCATAGCATTTGAGTACAAATGGGTTAGTAAATCCAAAGTCGATAGACCAGTATCGCGGCCAATCCTCCGATAATGGGAGTTTATTTCCATCATCATCGTATTCCCAATCGAGCACGTGGTAATACGGATCGAATTCCTCGTAGATAATTCCTTCTGCACTAACCCACAATCCCAAGCGCAAACGCTTATAGCGAACGCCCGTGAGCTTTTCCAGAATTCCATCGATGTATTGAATTCCCTTTTCGGTTTTGGTTCCGTCCTTATTGAACAGTCGGGGATTATCTTCGTGTCTGCTGTGGACCATTCGCGTTAGACCATCTTCACACCTAAGCTTGAGCCAATGCTTATCACCAGCAGGGTTGCAGTCCATTAGTAATTGTTGGAATGAAACACGCCAGTTACGCAGACGAGTCTTAAGGGACTCAAGATCATCTAGCGTGATCTCTGTGGCTTCCTGCACATAAATCAAATCGTACTCAGTGGACATGATGCGGCTAGCTTTATCCAGCCCACCAATGACCACCTTGGACCCGTTCTTAAACCGATACTGTGCTGGCTCCTCGCGTGACCCTCCATAGTAGACAACCGTTCCTGTGGCTACAGCTTCTGGCACAACAAACTTACGCCATGTGTCCAAAGCAGACGATGCCAAAGAGGACAGAGTCTTACGCACTAGGAGAGCTTTAAACCCTGGTGTGAGCAAGCACATTGTGAAAATCTTTTCCAAGCACGCACGGGATTTTCCTGTACCAGCTGGACCGTCAATCAAAACCTCAGGATCACGCGAATCGAATACCTCAGCACAACCTCCCCAAGGTTCATAAATATGCTCGTGTATCCGTCGCGTGGATTTCGCTTTCTTATTTAGGGTGTTAACCATTTGCCCTTCCTTATAGCTTTTTGCCTCTAGGCAAATGGTAACTGCCCCGGCAATACTTTCCTTTTACTCTGCCCTTTGAATCAATCCATGTCTTGTGTGTCCTAATTAGACCATCACGCCGCACGGTCACCTTGGCGTGACAAATCGAGCACTGAGCTTTCATAATGCCCCGATCAAAACTAATAGATAGATGAGACCAATTAATATAAGGGCGGTGTATATGATCAGCACAATTACGGATTTATCATCCATTAGCGAAGCTTCTCCATATCGACACCCTGAATGTCCACACTCATAGAATCTGTTCCGGATTCACCAGCGCCACGATGAAGCAATTGACCAAGCTCGTTAGCCACAAGTGCCAGATATGATCTGAGTTCTCTTAGGACAGTCGTGTCTGTTGGATCTCGTTTAGCTTCCTCATACAACAAATCTGCGATGTTTTGAATTCGCATGATGCGGGCTGGTTTTTGTGTGATCCACATACTATCCAAATCGGCCACTTGGATATCACCAGTCTTGGTTATCTCATCCCGCTCATTAGCTTCTAGCTCATCTCGGATACGTTCTAAGTCTTCTTTGTTTGCCTTGACAAACTGGCGTAGGGCAGGGATAGGGATTCCGTACCACTTGCTTATCTGGCTAGCCGTACCTTCCCTTCCTGCAATTGCGTTCAAAAGGGTAAGTCGATCAGCCGCGCTTAGTTTCACCATGGCGAATGAGCATACACCATGGGGGTATCATGCTCGGTTATGACGTATCCGAAGTTTCGCCGACCGTGCAGCACATGCCGCGATTACAAGCACATCAACAAAAAGATTCGAGTAGCCGGTATGAGCATATGGGCTAGGGTTCCTTGTCCTACTTGCGACAGCTCATACCATAAGCGCTATGTTCGTAAGTTGAAGCGAAAGCACAAAGGGGAAATTGAATAGCCCCTATAAAATCGTTAGCACCGGGAACTAACTACTTTGTTGACCTTGAAAATAAATTAAAACTTCCTGCTAGATGGAGGTAAAAACCTTGACTTAGCAAGAGGTTTATTGCTAAGCTTGCTTTGCAAGCAAGAGAACGAACCGAGGAGATCAAAATGGCCGCCAAGACTTTCGAAATCACCCTCCCGGACGGCGACATCTACACCACGAAATCGGTTCGCCCTCTCACCCACGCGGTTGTTTTCGATAACGGTTCGGACCACGCGGCGCAAGGAATGCCTTTCCGGTACGTCGTTGGTACCTACACCGACGAGACCAAGGCCCGCAAGGCAGCCACCGCGGACAAGCGAATCAGCGAAATCGTTACCCTCTGAAATCAAATAAAGCCCCCTCTTCGGAGGGGGTTATTTTTATGATCAAATTGACACGTTTCAATTTTTTGTCGACGACGGACTAGGACACCACCGAAGGGTTCTTTTCCCGTTGGGTTGTAATTCCCTTCACACGGTTTTTCCCTGCTGGCCGGGCAGATCCGAACCTGATCGACCGTCTGACGTCT